GGGTTGTTGCGGTCGAACTCGACATCCTTGACCAGACCGAATGCCTTGGCGTTGGTCCAATGGATGTCGCCCTCAAGGATCTGCTTGGCGTACTCACCGCCGTCGTAACGGCCCAAGTAGTGCGCTAGGCACCGCAGTTCAAGCCCAGAGGCATCCACGCCCACCATGACCATCCCGGGGCTGGCAATGAACAGGGAGCGGTATTCGGGATCCGTAGGGACCTGAGCCATGTTCGGCTTGGAGTGGGTGCAGCGACCCGTGATGGCCCCATTGGTGTTGACTGACCCGTGGATCTTGCTGTTCCGGACCAGTCGCATCCAAGCCTCGTTGCCATCGGCCAATTGACCAATGCGCTTCTGGATAGTCAGGTAGCGACTCAGCACCTTGGCTACCTCGTAGTCCAGAGAGGCGAGGACTGCTTCGTCCACCCGGGGCTTGCCGTCAGGAGTGAACTCCTTGGGCTCCCAACCGTACATCTCAGTCAGACGCTGGGCGATCTGTAGGCGGCTACCGGGGTTGAACGGCTCGACCTTGGGCTTGAGTCGCTTCCCAGTCTTCTCAGAGACTCGTTCGATCACCTTGGGAGGGAACAACTCTTGAAGCCGCTGTTCGATCTCCACAGTCTCCTTGAGGAGCCGCCCATGCAGTTCCTCTGCCCGTCCATAGTCGAACGAGAAGCCGTTGCGCTGCTGCCTCCGGACCTCAAGTGCAAACTCATGCTCAAGCCGGATGGCCCCTCCATGCAATGCTGACTGGTAGCCGGGACTGTTGGTCAGGTACTTGTACAGGGACCTAGTGACCTCGACATCCTGCTTGCAGTACTCCAGCATCTGCTCGGTGACCTCGCCGTCGAAGTCAGGGGCTTCAGCCTTGGAGTTCCCCAAGCGGTATCCCCAAGCCTTCAGGCTTTGAGATCCCACCAGTTCCTTGGGGAACTCCTTGAGGCCGAAGTCGATCTCCCGTTGATGAGCATACAGCAATCGGGCCACTACAAGGGTGTCAAAGATCTTGCCCCGGAATGAATGAGGGACTTCAGAGAACTTGGTGATGGCCGGGATGTCGAAGGTCAGGATGTTGTGGCCGATGATCTCGGTGGCTTCGATCAGCAGTCTGATCGCTGTGCCGCGAGTGACGATCTTGACCGGACCATCGTCCACCGCCAAGGCAATGCACTTGATTTCCTTGAGGTCCGACAGTTCCAACCAGTCGGTGATGTTGTTGGTTTCGATATCGAAAAAGACTCGCATGGGTTCTCCTTTTAGTTCAGAAGTCTTGCTTCGTCAAGCCCCTGCTTGCAAAGTAAGCCTTGAATTTGTTTAGGGCACTTTCGTGAGCCCTCATAGCAGCGTACGGTGAAATCTGATCTTCGGGGTGTAGTAGGTTGTAGCGGTCTGCAAGGTCTGCCCACCCGATGAAGTCAGAGACAATGCGCTCCTCTGGCTGTCGATAGGTTGGCTTGTAACCCTGCTTGCGTACAAACGAGATCAACTGTGGGCTGACCCCGAATTGTCTTGCGATCTCAACGCCTTTGACCCCGGAGCGTGACAACCTGATCACCTCCATAACTTGATCTTCGGTCAACTTTCTGGCGTTCATGCCCCGTCATCCTCCAGTTCTTGGATCCTGCGATCAAGCAACTTCAACGCCCGTCGCAGGGTGTCGTTCATGTTCTCCAAAGCCTCCAGCCTTGCTAGGGCTCTAGACACAACAACACAATCGTCTGGTGGAGACTTGGGCAACATCTTGGCTAGCAGGATTCGTAGTTGGTTATTTGTATCGTCCATAGCGGTTGATCTTGATGAGGTCACAGTCCAAGAGGAGCATGAAGATAAATAGCAGGCCGAACACGAAGACCGTCACCAGTCCTCCTACTAGGGCCCCCATAACGATGTAGTCGAGCAAACTCACTTGGTGTCCTCCTTGAAGCAATCCCAGCCACGCCGCCTTGCTTCTCTGTGCGGATCGGCCATCGTTGGTAGATGGTTAGCCTCATTCCTGCACAGTTCCCGCCTCGCCTCGTCGCGCTCCTTGCGGGCCTCAATGCCTTCAGCGTGTAGGCGTGAGATCGCTGCGCGGGCGCATTCAAGATTGTCCAACATATCCTCTCGCATTTGTTGAACGGTTTTCTCGAACAACTCCAATCGATCTGAAATAACACACAGTCGATCTCCGTCACTCAGAAGGTGACCATCGATGTTGTAGTCGTTGTACGCAAGCGACCGCAAGAACTCCGAATCTGACATTCCATCTTGCTTCATGGTTAGATCTCCTCGTTCATTGGCATTTCGATCTCATGCAACCTACCGCTTTCCTTGAAGTACCGAAGCATTCCCGAAGGACCCGTATCCCCCGTGAATCGGTTCTTCAAGACCCGCAGTAGGACTTCGTTGGGGTTTTCCCCCTGTTGGTTACGCTCCAGCCCGATTACAGCGTCGGCCAGTTGTGCAATGGCATGGCTACCACGCAACTGGGCCAGACTGGTGGTGGCTCCTTCTTCGTGCCCACGGTCGCCATCAGGACGGCGTAGGTGGCTGACCACGAACAAGGAAACCTGAGTCTCCTCGACAAGGGACCGCAGGGAGGTCATGGCGTTGTCGATCAGTCGCCGCTCATCGCCATCCCCCAGCCCCGACACAACGATGCTCAGGTGGTCTAGGAAGATGTACTTGCAGCCGCACGACTTGATCATGTAGCGCATCCGGGCCAACAGGTTCTCGGGGTCCACGGAGCCAAAGTGGTCAAAGAGAACCACCTTGGCAACCGTGGCCGCGAAAGCCTCCCGCTTCTGTTCCTCCGTGACCTTGCGGTCAACCCAGAAGTAGGGAGGCGTGTTCAGGTGAATGCCCATCAGGTTCCGGGCAGTACGCTTGATCGACTCTTCCAGCATCAACAGGCCGACCTTCTGTTGGGAGCGGATCAGGTGGCAGATCAGTTCACGGCACACAGAAGACTTGCCGATACCTGTGCCGCTCGTCATCACCACCAGTTCGCCCTGCCGGATACCCAACAGTTTGTCGTTCAGTCCAGCCCACGGATACGGAACCGATTCATTTCGATCCTCAGTATTGACTGTATCCCACAGATCGGAACCAAGGACCACCCCATCAGGACGGTAAGCCTTTGCACCATAGACCGCATCAATGACTCGCTTGCCTTCGCCATTCTGAAGTGCCTCGTTGGGATCCTTGAAGCCGTTGACCGTGCCGATCTTGGCCTTGCCGGGGGTCAGCAGCATGGCACACTCACGCGCAGCCTTGCGTCCCGGCTCGTCATCATCAAACAGGATCACGACTGAGTCGAACTTTTCCAGCCACTCCAAGTTGCTTTGGAATGACTTGAGGGCTCCAGAGGCTCCCGTTGGTACAGACACCACAGGCCACTTGTTCTGGAACAGTTGGGACACCGTCAGGGCATCGACTTCGCCCTCACAGACCGTCACCATCTTGCCGCCGTCACGCCACAGGTGTTGGCCGTAGAACGGGAGGCCCTTGGCTTCCCCTAGGATCACGAAGTCCTTGGAGGGGAACCTGAGTTTCTGAGCCACCACGGTTCCATCCTTGATGTACTGGGCGACTTGGACTGGCTGACCTGAGTACTCGCCTACGCCGTAAGACCAGATCCGACAGGTGTCTTCGCTGATCCCACGCTTCTTCAGCGAGGTGAATTCGATATCAATCATGGATTCCTTTCCTTTCTTGTGTCCTTCTGAAACGGCTAGATTCTGTCCGTCTGAGGAGGCTGGTTCGTAATGCTTGCAGCCAAAGCAATAGCCGTGGCCATCGGTGTATCTTGCTAGGTTGTCTTTGGACCCGCATTGCGGGCACGGTTCATGCTGGACGAACTCTGATTCGCTCCGGTTCGACATGGTGTTCTTCCCATTCCACTTCGATTCTTGGGTGATCTGAGTACCGCTTGACGGCCTCAATCTTCACGATCTGGACATCGTCAGCCCAAGCCCACTCATTGAGTGCATCAAGGATGGACTTCAGGTGGTTGTCGATGTCTCCAATAGGATACGGATTGGCTGGATTCTTGGGACGCTTGCAGTAGAACACGACCTTGACTGCTAGTGATCCCTGCATCGGACAGCCCTTGGGCTTTTTGATGGCACCAAGGGCTGTCGTTGCAGCCTGACGAAACTTGTTGTAGGACTTGCTGTAGTAGGCAAAGCCCTTGCGTGAAACACGCGGACGGCTAGCCGGAACAGGTTCGACCCACAACACCAGTTTCAAAAGTCAGACTCGTCTTCCGTATCCGAAGTGGCCGTGGAATCCGACTGGGAGGAAACCACAAAGCCGTCCGTGGCCTTGAACCCATACGAGTCGAACGAATCACCCGGCGTGTACTCCTTGAGATCAAGGATCTGCACCGCCTTCATCCGCAGGCTAACACCAGCACCTACCATGGCCGTGAAGTACGGGATCAGTTCAAACGAGACACGAATCGTTGAACCGCTGCCGACATTGGGCGGGTTCTGGAGCGGGTTGCCCTGAGCGTCGAACAGCATGGGCTTCTGTGCCCACGAACGCTCTTCGTTTCCGGCCTTGGCCTTCAACTTGAACTTGATCCGCAGACCGCCGTCCTCGTTCTCCTTGATTGGGAGTTCGGCCCGCTTCAACTTCTTGCCACCGCGCTTCTCGCACTCGGCCTTGTAGGCTTCGTCCGCAGCCTTGCGGATCGCCGCCACAAACTCATTGGTGGGCTTGCCATCGGTCAGGTCGAGGTCCACGCTGTACACACCATCCTTGTCGAACTTGGTGTCCGGGGTGTTCAGGCGGGGATACACAGCGGTACCGATGGGGCTGGTGAACTTGATGAACTTACGCTTCTGCATTTGGAGAGTCTCCTTTGTCTAGACCCTAGACACTTCAGTTGAAGTAGTATTCGGAGTCCAGTACCTTCGTGAT